TTGAACTTTTTCTTGACATTCTCCTGAAGATGGTGTATTAGCAGCAGCATCTAACCTATCCTTACCTAACCTTACCTTACCTAACCTTACCTTACCTACGTATCCATCTTGTACACGGTTTGTATCCAAGTCCGTATCCTCTTTGGATACATCATGTATACATTTTGTATCCGATATTTCGTAAGCCTTTGTTTTATCTAGGTGAATGAAGTTTTTTTCTTCACAAGTTGATGGTCTGTAACGGTCTTTTTGGATGTAGTTGTGTATCTTCCAGTGCCTGATAACGATAACTCCACTCTGAAACGTCAGGATAAATTGTTTTGCAATCAAAATCCGCATATCATCATCACTGGCACCAATCATGCGCTGGATGCGCCTCGGGTTATTGATAAAGCCATCATCATCCGCCCGCATAGCAAGGTGAAAATAAAGCATTTGCGTCGTTGGCGGCATATCTAAAAATAAATCACTGTCAATCACTGATTTTGCAAACATTCTTCTTTCTGCCATGTTTCCTCCTTCGGCTTTATTTTTGCAGGCGGTTTTATTAATTTCCGCCCGCAATTCTTAAAGCCTGTTTTTAGTTTTTAAACAATGGGTCAGTTGCCTTGTTTAATTCATCTTTGGTAACTTTATGCCCTGGTTCATTTGAAATAGGTTCAGTCTTTATTTCGCCGGTTTCAATGTCAACATTTGGCGGTATTTCCTGCGCATTTTCCGCGTCAATTGTAGTAATATCCGGCTCATCTGCCATACTGTCACTTATTGACGTTTTGATGGTTTCATCCTGCGCCATTGCCCGCACAAACTCAGTTTTAATCGGGGCATATTTTAACAGTTTTTTGATAACTGTTTTCTTGGCCATTTCGTCATAATTTGTTGACCACGGTGAGTAGCTGCTATTTGCAGCTTTACTGAATTTATTCTTATGCTTATTGATATCATCTTGGCTCATAACCTCGAACCCGTAACCGCCGTTTTTAGTGTGATAAACGGCATAATATAAAATTACGTTTCCGCGGTTTTCAAGCGCTGGGATATGCTTAAGTTTCGGTGTTAAACCAAGCTCATATTCAAAGTTGTCATTTTCATAAACTTCGTGAGCTGAAATATCTGTTATTTCGCCGGATCTGTAAGCAAGGTCTATAAGGCCCTTGTAGCCCAATTGAAATTGGGCCTCTAAATTCCCATGATTACGGTACGGAATGAGGTATGCCTGCCCCAGCGGTGTGTTAGGTTCAACACCTAGCTGGGCTGCCTGCATCATGGCACCAAGGAAGCTATTGGGCGTGCATTGCTGAAGCTGTGGATTGGTACTCATCGCCGTAAGAACCATTCTTGTAAAGCGTTCCGGAGTAAGGACCGTTGGCAGCGCTTTTGCTATCTGCGGTCCCATCTGAACTACCAAATCTTTAATGGAACGTACTCCGTTCCCTGCCTCTGTCTGTACTGCTGCCTGTTTTTTGATTAATCCGCCTTTTACTGTTGCCATTTAAAATACTTCCTTTCTGTATTCTGTATGAAAAATTTAATTAAATTAAATGCTGAATCTGCGGGTTGGTTTACCCTGCTTGCTGTACTTGGCAAATATATCCGGCTGTTCTTTTTTCAGCCGTTTTGTATCGACCGTTACACGTCCGGCAACTGTCTGCCACTTGACTGTGCGGGCGTCCTCATCGTCGCCAACGGTGCCAATTTCATAATCACCCAGCATGGAGCAGAATTTGTTTTGTATCTCTGCAATCTGCCCCTTGATTGATTTTTCGCTTTCTTTCAGCTCATCAAGCCGGTTTAAAAGCTTCATGGAATCGCTTGGCAGCACAATGGTTTCTTTGTTCCCGCCGGGGTACTTACGGCTCAACGCCTCTTTGCAGGATGCTGATCCGTCAACCTCTGGCATGATATGATTTTCAACCTTGTGCCAAAAATCGACTTCCGCTTTCAGCAGTGCTTTTATATCCTCTTCATCACGCTCAATAGTATGCATAACGAAGTGATTACCACCAACGAGACAGGCTATATACCAGCGTGGAAGGCCGGAAACCATCATGTAATGCTGGCACTGCACATAATAAGCAGGCGGGATTTTCCCCTCATCCCATTCATTGCGTGCAAAGCTGTTAGTAGTCTTGCACTCAAGCCCTGCATCCTCGCCAACAAGCAGTCGGTCAAAACTTCCTTGAATGAAAGGATAATCTTTCATGCGGTAAACTCCGCACCGCCTAACCAGCTTATCCGCCCGCTGGCAAAACTCATCAGCAACTACCTGCTCGAGGACGTGCCCGAAATGGACCACCTCTTTAGTGCTGATGTCCTCGGCTTCAACCTCGCCAGTCTTTTCAAGCCACAACTGATATGGGCTTTTCCAAGGCGTCATGCCAAGAATGGCAGCGGCATCACTCCCGCCTATTCCAGCTTTTCTAAGTTTCAACCAGTTATCATTGCTGGTTTCCATTTCCTTAACAGTCATTACTAACTCGCAATTAGTCATTGTATATTTCCTCCCTATTTGTTATAATCAGACAAGACCTCTTATATAGAGCATCCAGGCAGCTAGCCCGGTGCCTATCATGAGGCCGACTACAAAACCAATGGCTAACAGCCACTTCCACGCCCAAGGCATAAGATACGGTAGCCACGTATCAGCCTTGGCTTTTTTTATTTTGCGGATGATTTTTTCAGCCAATGTCAAAACCTCCCGCAATGCTCATCATGATGATGAGAAACACAAGAATTGCTATGTTCTGACACATGCGGTAAAAAGCATGTTCCTTGGCTATTCGGCAACGTGTAGCAAGTGGCAGGTCGTTCAACCTCCCTGTTGCGGGCTTTATCTGTAGTATCGAGCAACCAGCTCTTAATTGGTTGATGTGTTCTTTTGTCATTCTCTTTCCCTCCTCAGCAAGCAAACCGTTCCTTAAAACGTTTTGCACTTATGCGCCCATGAATAAAAAGCTGTCCTTCACGTTCCAGCTCTTTATTTAACCTAGCTATTACCATGTAAGCCTTGGATTGACTGCAATGCAGAATTTCCATCACGTCCTTAGCCGTCAAGAACTTATCCATGTCACAATCTCCTTTCGTGTTATAATTCTTCCAATCGCTAACACCAGAACAACTAAAGACCATACCAGCACAAGGTCTAGTAACACCTGTCCATAAACAGAATCACTCAACCAATTCTTGAACTTCTGCCACCTGCTTTGAGGCTCTAATCGCAAGTCATTTGCCGCATTTTCCAACATACTGACATATTCATCCATCATTTTCCTCAGTCCATCATCAGCCATGCCCTTTTTCATCGTTGACCTCCTATGCAGCCTGCTCAATAAGTGGCAATGTGCCGTTTTTCTTAAGCAACTCATACAGGAATAACCTGCCCTTCTGCGTCCACTTAGTATTCATGACTACATCAGAACGTCCATCCGAGTGCTCGATATTGACGGTTTCGCTATGGGTATAGCCTTTAGCTTGGTACTTACTGTACAAAAGCCACTGACTGCCCATTTTGTAAATAACCTTTAGCTCATGAAGCAGGCTATTCATTTTTTTACCACTCATGCCGTAGTCCTTAGCTATCTGAGTGATAGTTACTAGGGAACTGCTCTGCAATATGCGGTCGGTGTAGTCAGCTTTTGGTTTCAGCTCGTTTATGATTTGCGACTTCTGCGCAACTTCAAGCTCTGCCGTTTTTCTAGCTTCCTTTTCCTCTTTCAGCTCTGTTGCCAGCTTGATAATGAAGTCGGGCTCTTGCAGTGCTTTTTTAATTGTGTCCTCCGTCATGTAAGCGCCGTGCTTGCGAATTGCGGGGAGAACTTCATCGGCTAGAACTGCTTGGAACTTTTGAGCTTTATCGTTCGACGCTTTAAAACCAAGGCGGTATACCATGTTTTCAGGAAGATAATCATCTTTCCCAATATGTTGGGAACTGATATATTTATTAACCTTGTTTCCCCCACAAATGGGGGAAACATATCCAAACTCATATAAATACTCGTTTACTCTGTCCCACCTGATACTTTCATAAATTTTGCCATTTTTATTTTGTCGTTGTACAAATCCCCATCCTCTAGCCACATCTTCCGCATTTAACATTGCGGTGCCATGCTCATCAACATAACCTCTGATATTTGCTACCGTCATTAAATTTTTCATTAAAAATCTCCTTTCATCATTGCTGTACCTTTGCTACAATGAAAGTACAGCCTGTCACTTTGTGGAATTGCTGTCCCACAATTCTTCCACTGTGGTGCCGAGAGCCTTGGCAATACGGATGGCAGTCCGTACTTTTGGCTCCCTGTCACCATACTCATAATTCTGATAGCATGTATCTGATACTCCTGCTATCTCAGCAAGCTCTTGTTGTGAGAGACGAGTTTGCTGACGAAGCCCCTGCAAGCGGGGGTTTATTTTTTCTTTATTTTTCATTTCTCTTCCCTCCCTACTTCATACCACCGTTTGCTGGTATATTTATTATATTACCACCGTTCGCTGGTGTCAATGTTTTTTCATGGAGGTGGTACTATGATTTTTTCGGAGCGTCTTTCATCTTTAAGAAAAGGACAAGGACTAACTCAAAAACAGGCAGCTACAACTTTTGGACTTTCTACCTACGGCTACCAACGCTATGAATATGGTGACCGTGAACCAGCAGTAAGTGTTGCCGCAAAAATGGCTGACTACTTCAACGTCTCCATTGATTACTTAGTAGGTCGCACCGACAATCCTGAAATCAACCGCTGAACATCTGACAGGCTGTGCCCCCGCTTGGGGGCTTTTTTAGTTCAGCAATGTGAAGCCGTCATTATCCAACACAAACACCCCCAGCGTTCAGCAACTTATCCGCAATTCTCATTGCGTCATCTAGCAGCTCCTTCTTTTCCAGGAAATCTGGAACGCTAGGCTTTTTCTTCAATCCCTTATCTTTCATATAGAATGAAATTGAATTGCCTAAGCTGGTATGAAAAGCAAAGTTGTAAGCCTGCTTAAATCTATGCCAGCCCTCACGATAGGTTAAGCCATGCTTATTGCTATAAGCGTTAATCATGGCAACTAGCTTCTGCCGCTTTGTACCTTCTGTACAAACGCAGTTCAATGTATCTACCCTAGAACTGACAATTCGCAAGCTCTCAGCATGTTCTTCCTGCGTCAGCTTAAGCCGTGCTAACCCACGCTCCTGCCGTTGCAATGCCTTGGCACTCTCAACAAGAATGTCAATTTGCGACTTTGGCTCCTGCTTTTGATTGAAGTAATTTTCTTCCAGCAGGTCGAACATGTCCCATGCCCTGTCAGTACCCAACATTTTTGAATGGCGGGCTGCTCCTTGTTTTGTCCAAAGTGTTAGTGTTGCGGTTCTGGCTCCAATTCCAACCGTGTCGAAATTTTCGACGCGGTTCTTAAAAACACGTAATTGCTCGCCATCCAACTTAAAATAATGCTTGCCTTCCACGAACCGTTCTTTATTGTTGTTGAAATTTTGCCGAATCTGTTTCGGCTCACATCCATAAAACTCAGCAAGCTGTTCAGTGGTCACTACCGGTTGATTGCTATATTCAACAACTGGCGTCTCTATGTTTGCGATTGTTAATACTTTCATATTGTTTCCTCCTTTATAATGCCACATTTAGTGGCATTAGTTTGCAAAAAAAATCCACTGTACAGACTTACCATAAAACTTAGCAAGTCGTATCTTTACAGCATCTTTGGGCACACGTTCGCCATTCTCATACATTGATAATGCGGACAGACTAATACCGCAAGCAGTAGCTACGGATTCCCGTGGCAAATCGCCACGCAGTTTGCGTAAACGTGTTCCAATTTCTTTTCTATCTGGCATTTTTACACCTCCATGACACATATCGTGGCTACGTTTATATAATACCATTTGCCACTATTTGTGTCAACACGTTTTGTAAAAAAAATTATTGATTTCATGACACGTTGAGTGATACTATATAGACAAGAAGAATGTTCCAAAGGAGGTGTTTTATGTGGAATTTAAAGATAGGTTAAAGGCACTACGAAAGCAAATGAATCTAACACAAGATGAGTTTACTAAAAAATCCGGAATCGGCAGAAGTGCCGTCAGTATGTATGAATCAGGTAAGCGAATGCCGAGTTATGATGTACTTTGTAATATCGCTGATTTTTTCAACGTGACTACTGATTATCTTTTAGGAAAAACTGACAATACCGCTGTTAGCAGTAAACCTACCACCGACCTTCTGGATGCACTTTTTCATGATGAACCGGAGCTTTTAGCAAAAGCACGCAACATAGATATAAAGGGTAAAATAAATGAGCCTGGCATGGTTGCCAAGCTCACGGAGCATCAGAAAGCACGATTAAAAGACATCATCATGTTTACGATTGATGAAGCGATTCGTAATGGACAACGCACTTTGGTAAGGATTCACAGTAGCAAGGAAGGAAGCGGCGACCATGCCAACACGCAAAGCAACTAAGACAACAAAAACAAAGGCAGAAGCTAAACCGAGAAAATCCCCCTTCACGATTGATGAAGAAATTTCGTTCGGTCAAATCCGCACTGGTGACAACAAAGCTGTTGGCGTATCACTAATACGTCATGAAAATAATCGCTACGTTGCATTGAGTAAAATGTACTTAGCTAAAGACGGGACATATAAATCCAAGGGCGGTATATGGATTCCTTTTGACAGTGCAAATTCTGTAAGCAATCTAATTGCTAAGGCATACAATAACGGGGTGGAACTTAGCTGGGACAAGCCGTACATTCCACCAAAGCAACCGGAGTTTGAACTCGAATTAGAGACACCACCACCAGCCGAGCCAGCAGAAGAAGTTAAAGAAGAATCCTCTAATACACCTGTGTTGCCACCGGAAGTTTCCGATACTATCAGCCAGTTCGGCGAGCTTATTCAGCAAGCACAAGCCTTGTCAGACAAACTTCAAGAGCAAATAAATTCTGCCCAAAATTTACAAATGACGGCTGAAAAGACCGCTAGTAATAAATCGTTTATTCAGAAATTTTTAAACATAAAGTAGACTTCAATCCTTTGCATAGGCATCTGCAATTATACTTATAATATAGTCAATCACTTAATTTACCCTCCTGTTAATAAAGGTAAGCAGGAGAAGTGAAATATATGCAAAGGAGTTTTCAAGATGAACATTGTCGATATTGTAGACGATGAATTAGCTGAACTGATTGAATCAGTAGAAGTCACGACTAAATAATTGAGGGAAGTCATGGACAACAAAAGGAAACTAGCCATTGTACTATTGCTGGTACTGCTTTATGCAGGATTCAGCTACCGCCATATAGATATACCGAATGACGATGTAGTAGAGTGCTATATCGAGTATCAGACAACAAATCATCATGTTAGCAGCTTGCCAAACGGTACATTACTTGCACTGCAATTGATTGTTACATTTGCAGTGATGAGTGCTTTTAACATGACCATTCATCCGATACATCATTCGTATACTGAATATTGCGGAAAGAAAATGACTAGGGCTATTATGTTGCAATGGCGTCCTGATTAATATAGATACTAATGAAAACAGAGGTGAATGAAATGAAGAATGAGCACGTTATCATAGCAGCTATGGCCATCGCTCTGACAGGAACAGGCTACTATGCTTATACACAGCACCAGCAGGCAGTACATCTGCAAACGATGTTAGACGGCAAAAAAAACGAGTTAACGTGGTATAACAACCAAATTTCAGAGCTGCTGGAAAAGAATACAGACCTTCAAAAGCAGATAGATAACCAGCCCGCACCAGTAGTCGTGACACAAAGCGACGGTCTGAGCGACGCCCTGAGACAAATGGATGAGGACGAGCTTCGACAGAAGGCGAGCGACTACCTCGATAAACAGAACGACTATCTCGACAAGGTGAACCGTCAGCTCGATGACGAACATTCGAGCAAGTACATGAAGCTGCATGACTACACAAAATAGATTCACATAGATAAAAAATAAAGCCGTCTTATGACGGCTTTTAGATTATATGCTTACTTCGATTTTTTCCACTTTCTTGTTAGATACATTTGCAATTCAAATATTGCTGTACCTATGACAGCACCAACTAACGAGCACCCTATTACAGAAAATACATATACAATACCGTCCACAATTATCAACCTCCAAGACAGAAAGGCGGTGACATGCAATATTATTGTCGAGAAAAAAATATTGCTGATAACAAAACCACTAAAACATCGTACATAATATATTCCTCGATACTCATAATATTGCCCCCTTAATACTAATTATCATGTTTTCGATGTGCTTCACGATACTCAAAAAGCAAATGCCCTAACTGAGTTCCCACGACCGTTCCTACTAATACAGCTAATAGTTGTTCTACGCTTAATTCCATTTTTTACACCTCACTAACGAAAGGATTTTGAATGTATATTTTTATTACTATTTTGATTTCATTGTCAACTGCATTATTGTCAGCTTACTTAACTGACCGATACGCTAAAAGCAGAACTAAATCTGAACAACTTTCACAACTACAAGCTACAAAATTAGCCATCAGTGCCGAACTGCAAACCGTGCTTAATCTGTACGAATCATTCACTCTGTCACCTGATGAGCCTAAGAATGGTGACGATATAAAGGCAGTTCGTATCTCTTATAAGTATAACACAGTATATAGCCACAATGCCGACAAATTAGGCTTAATGGATAAAAAAGTTGTAGAATCGGTTGTTACTGCCTACACTTATTTAGCGTCATTCATCGACACATTAACGGTATTAGCTGACAGGTGGGAAGAAATGATACAAGCAGAGCGTCTAAGGCAAGATACCAGTCTGTATTGGCAAGATGTCAAAGACTGTCATAAATTAGCCTATGACCAGCAAGAAACAACTTTAGGCGCAATACATCAGGCTATAGCAGCATTAAGGGAGGATTGTTAATGCCAGTATACAAAAACAAAAAACGCAACACATGGTACTGCTCATTCTATTATCAGGACTGGACCGGAAAGCGCAAGAGGAAAAAGAAAGAAGGGTTTTCAACCAAGCGTGAAGCTCAAGCGTTTGAAAAAAACTTTATTGAAAAGGAATCTGGTAATCCTACAATGACATTCAACGCTTTATATGAACTATATAAGGACGATTGCCAACGTCACCTAAAAAAAAGCACCATGCTATCAAAGTTTTCTGTCATAGAATCACACATACTCCCCTATTTTCAAGATTTACGCATTAATGATATTTTGCCTTCATCGATACGCAATTGGCAGAATGAAATAACATCTAAAGGATATAGCCCTAGTTATTGTTACTGCCTATATCGCAACTTGTCTGCTATATTAAACTTTGCCGTGCGGTATTATGGATTGCCAAGCAACCCTGCTTCAAAAACTGGTTCTATCGGAAAAAGAGAAGTCCACCAGGCATTTTGGACGCTAGAAGAATTTCAGCGTTTTGCAATAACACTTACTAAGCCTGAACACATAATGATTTTTTATATGTTGTTTTGGACAGGCTGTAGAATTGGTGAAATACTAGCCCTCACATGGAATGATGTTAGCGAAAGTGATATACGCATTAACAAAACTGTCAGTCGTATTCATGGCAAGGCATATTTACGATCGCCAAAAACTAAGGAAAGCAACCGTATTGTGAAATTACCATCGTTCATTAACTTAATGCTTGATGATTACAAGAGACATACTAAATACCTTGGCGAAAATGTTTTCCACGCAACAAACGCTTCTATCGCACGTTTGTTAGCCCGCCATGCTGAAAAAGCTGGTTTAAAAAAAATACGCTTGCATGACTTTAGACATTCACATGCATCTATGCTAATTCAAGCTGGTGTACCTGCTATTGCTATCGCTGAAAGGCTTGGACACAAAAACGTACAAACCACATTAAGCGTATATTCTCATCTGTATAGAAGCACAAAAGATAAAGTAATATCTGTTATTGAATCGTTATAATAGTACGCTTTTAGTACGCTTGCAATAAAAAAAGACCGCCAGCCCTTAATAAATAAGGGTTGACGGCTTTTTGTCAGTTATACCAGTTCAATGAAACAATGTTCTTTCCTATTTATATAGCGTTATTTTTATTACATTATATCCATATTTTACCGTAAAAACAATGGTCTATTATTTTGCTAGTACGTTTTTAGTACGCTTTTGGTACGCTTTTTACCCTAGCCAACACATTATCTTATCTATGTGTTTTATCTCTCTTTCAACGCCCTGTCTTAGCTTATGCCATAGCTTACATGCAGGTTCTTTTTTACATGCGTCCGCATATACCGCAATCGTTTTGACTTCCCACTCCCGCCATTTTCTGACAGTCTGCCTAGCTATAGACTTTTTTTCTTCTTCTGTCTCCGCTGGTTTTATGCTAATATCGGGCGCAACGCCAGCCTTAGCCTGTATCATTTTGCCTTTGCAACAAAACACTTCCCTTTTGGTTTTGACATGTGTCTTAATCTCATCAATGAGCTGGTGTTCCTGTATACGGTCCAGCTTTTTAAATCCCAGCGATATAAACAAATCAAGCATACCCGCATGAAACATTATCCCTTCCAGCTGGTGATTAAGTATTTCCTGCGCCAATACCTCGCTCATAACGCCCACCTCATTTCAACTTTGTGACAATAAGATTTGCATTGTCAATAGTACCAGCACTTCCCGTATAGACAACGGTCAAACTCTTGGCATTGTTGACGCAAGCGCATGAAGGCGCAACACGTATCAGCTTCGTGAAAGAAATTGCCGCGGTATCACTGGCCGCACTCGTAGTCGCAGACGAAGCAGCGGTAGTGTCTGCTATGCCATTTGCCACAAGCTGCGCACCAAAAGCTCCGGCTGCTGTTGTAATTCCATAAGCATTGAAAGCAACTTCATATATGCCCGGTTTATTCAATTTAACCACCGTGCTCCCTGCCGTATGTGTTACCGTGCAACCTGTCTGTAAGCTGTTCGCCCCAAAAGCAATAGACTGATTAGCTGTTACTGCCAAATTCTGAACATTAGTTTCTAACATTTTACTTCTCCCTTTCTATTTATAATTATGTCAAAAAAGAAAAAGCAGACTGCCGAAGATGGCAATCTGCTTCATTCGGCACAGATATGTGCTCTTTAGGACACCGTGCATCCGCAGGTGTTAACGCTTTGATACGGCGAGTTCACCGTGTAAGCTGGACGTGGCATCGGCTGGAGACGATTGATAATGCTTGCAGACTGAACTTGCTGTGAAATTTGGAAGTTTGCCGTCTGCAACTCTCTATCACGGTCTGCCAGTCTGTCACGCAATTCCTGCATTTGATTCTGCGTGATGAGCGCCCTTGTTGCTTCACCTTCCGCATGAATAGCCGTGGTAATCTCGCAAGTGTTTTTGTACGCTTCGGATTTAACACTGTCAATGTTGCGGTTAGTCGTGCAGCAGCAATCCTTCATCTGATAAATTGCGTCAGCGGTCTGCCGTCCCAAGCCATTTGCTTGTTCCATAATAGCCATCTTTGTGCTATCGTTCTGAGCAAGGTTATCATAGCCCAGAGAACAAATACCCTGCTGAATACCGCGAATACCGTTGTCAATCTGATTGAAGTTGAAGCCGTTTACAAGGTCTTGCTGTGTCGCAAACTGACCTGCCGTTGTTGCGCCAGCGTTAGCACGTCCAAAACCACCGCCCCAAAAAGCCATGATGAAGAACAGGAATACTACCCACATTCCGCAACCACCATTCATGAAGCCATCGCCATTATTGTTTTTGTCGATAAGCCCAGCAATGATATTTCCTAAGAATCCTTCGTCCATAAAAACATCCCCCTTCTATACTCATCAGAAGTCAAACATTGACTTCCTGCATGAACGCATTAATATCGTTGTCACTCATTCCCTGCCGTTTGGCAAAAGAACGAAACATAGGGAGTATTTGCCGTTTCTGCTCCCTGCTCATTGTATGGAGAAAACGCAAACACTCATCTTTAGCGTTAACCGTACCGTTGCGTATGCCATTAGCCATATCAATTATTGACTGCCTGTTTGCGTTTTGTGGCTGTTGTCGCTGCAACATTTTTGTTATTAGGTTCATTGAGCAATCCCCCTATCATTTCTTCAATACGTGACAACCGTGCTTCTAAATCGTTGTTAGGCACATTCTGCGCCGTTTCATTATTAGGCACTGTCAATGCATTGAAACTAAATGCTGAAATCATTCGTTGCCCATTCTGCATTGAGACTAAATAAAACTTTTGCTCATCGTTAAGCATAACTAGAATAGGCGTGCCGTCCATTGGAACGGGTATTCCCTGTGCTTCCTGATAACTGTTTGCCATCACCCAAGTACCACGGAATTGTGTCGGTCTTGGTGCTGGTGGCACTTGCTGGTACTGATTAATTCCCCACATAAAAAAGCACCCCCCTTTTACATTTATTATCGCAAAAAGAGAGTGCTGAAAACTGTCAATAGAATGTCATAAAAATGTCACTTTTGACTAATTGCAGTACGCTGTTTATATACTCTTTCCAACGCTTGCTTGGTTATAAGCCACGTTTTGCCGGATTGCCTACATTCACCGTTGTGAAAAATTGGTGAATATCCTTTTTGCCCAGTACAAGCATATCTAAGTGATGAAACTGTGACATTGTATTCCTTTGACGCTTCTGCAATTGTCATTACATCATTGATATTCATTCTTCAACTCCACTATATCGTTATACCACTTCTTTCCATGCCAGCCAAATATATAGCCAACAATTACTGCACTTGTTCCCACCCAGCTATTTGTATAATATTCAAAAGCTAATACGCAAACAAATGTAACTATTAATATCAGCCATAGTTTGTAAAAATCTTTTCTCATTGCACTAACCTCCTAATTGTGTTACAGTATAAGCAATAGTAGCACTACTGATATTCATGCTACTGTTGCCCTGCCTAAACGATTATTTATGCTTGCCCTGCATTTTCTCGTCTAGGCTTTTTCTTTTGTGCTTTATCTGAGCTTCTATCTTACCATATACCCAATCAAGTAATTTGGAAATAGCCCAGCTTGCAATAGCACCTAAGATTGTGTCCTCAATAAGCGTCACCCCCTTTGCTATATCATACAATATATTATACCACAAATTAGCAATATAATCAATCTAAATGCTTTATAAAATCCCCCGTTTTTATAAAGTTGCTAATGTCAAGTTTATAAAATGTGGCGTTTTTATAAAAGTTGCTAATGTCAAGTTTGTAAAATACGGCTTTTTTACAAAGTTAAATAATGCTTGACTTTTTGATAATCATAATGTATTATTTATTTTGTGGTTATCAAAAAGTGAGGTGAATAACATGACCACTAAGATGGGTAGACCAAAGGTTGAAAATCCTAAAAATACGCAATTAGGTATTAGGTTTGACCAAGAGTTATTAGAAAAGTTAGATATACTAGCTGATTATTATGGAAAAACTCGAGCCGAAACCGTACGCATAGGGGTTGAAACCTTATACTCACAATTAAAAAAGTAGTGTATCACTCCCCTACCAAAGTTTGTGACACACTACTCGCAACAAGAAGTTTCCTTCTCATGAAATATTATATCACGGGTTGGAAGCTCAATTCAAGAAAGGGCTTAAAACTTATGAAAAACGATGTACAAGTATTTCAGAACGATGTATTTGGTTCCCTAAGAACGGTTGATGAGGACGGCAAAATTATGTTTGTCGCTTCTGACGTAGCAAAAATGCTTGGATATAGCCGTCCAGCTGACGCAATATCAACCCATTGCAAGGGGTCGGTAAAACGCCGACTCCCTACTAATGGCGGTGAACAAGAAATGAAAGTAATCCCCGAAGGTGACTTATACCGCCTAATCACTCATTCTAAACTTCCATCAGCTGAGAAATTTGAAAGCTGGGTATTTGATGAAGTCTTGCCAGCAATCCGCAAGACAGGTGAATACAAAACGCAAACTACCACCCAGCAAGATGAATCCAAAATAAAGCGATTGGAAGTTATGGAGCGTAACGCCCGTACCCGTCAAGCCAAACTTTGGAAAGAACTAGCCGAGGGCGCAACTGGTACTTATGCAGAAGTCTGCAAAACCTACGCAGTTAATACCTTAGCTGGTAAAGACGTATTGGAACTGCCTGCACTTGCTGAGAAAACCTACTCTGCAACCGAGGTAGGAAATATACTAGGTATATCCGCTAACATGGTAGGCAAGATTGCTAATGATATTGGAATCAAAACCGATGAATACGGTAAATGGTTCCATGACAAAAGCAAATATTCCAGCAAAGAAGTAGAAACGTTCCGCTACAACAATGCTGGAATAAAGGTAATCCGTGCCTTTGCCAAGATTAACTAAATACCCCATATAAATACAACAAACCCCGCAAGTTTACACACTGCCAAACTTTGGTAATGTCTAAACTTACGGGGGTCATTGCACGTCAATCAAAAAAGCGATTAACCATATAATAGCAAAGAAAACTTGCTATTGCAATAGCCTAGCCACTTTTTCGTATACTTTTTTTATTGTTCTATTTACTGTTTCTATCGAACAATTTTCATATTCTGCAATTTGCAAATTGCTTTTGCCGTGAATAAACTTGCTGTCTAGTATACGAATATCAGAATCAGACAACTTTATTTTTTCCAGCATTTGGAAAAAGTCACTTTTGGTTGAATCGTTCAGCCAATCTCTGGCCTTGCGTCTGTTCTCATACATAGGCGTCTCGTTTCTCTGTCTTATGTCCTGTCAGCTTATGCATAGCCGTTGCCGTGATAGGAATAGCCGTACCATAAACATACGCCTGTGTCGCTGGTTTTTGGTACAAGAGAAAACAAAATACGCCTAATGTAAGCACGTACAACATCAAGAGTGCTATTGTCATTAACTGCAACTTGCGGATAGTATCACGGTACACGTCTACCGCAATACTAAATACCGTCAGCATTTTATCGGTGCTAAGTTTCTTTTCACTCATGCCGTGGCTCCTGTCGTTTTAGCAAGCACCGTCTTGGCGGCATATACAAGTCCCTGCATGATGAGTGGTAATGCTACACCGTCCCGCACTTTGCACCAGCCCGTTTCGGTTTTAGCCTGTTCTTTAGTGGTAGCTACAAAGCTATCAACGGCATTTTCGACCATCGGCACAACCTCCGTCAAGATAGCATTTGTCACGTTCTGCTTTACTTGCTCTGTCACATCGTCTACGTGCAGTGCTTCTACGATGTTGTCTTTAACTTCTGTCCACTTGCTCATAATAAACCTCGCTTTCTGCTTGCCAAGCAAGCCTAGAAAAAAATAAATAGTTAGTCGTTGTAATAAATATCACCGTCAAGGCTTATTCCGTATAGACTGTCGGTGTACTGCCAAATTCTGACACGGTCAGGATATTCGTCTTTCAAGTCGCAATGACTGCTATACTGTGCCACCCATATAGGAACATATTCAGGCAAATCATCAATGTGAATGTGATGTGCTCCTTCTTTGCTAAGCCAGTTCCAAGATGAATAAATGCCTTGATACTGGTGTCCGTAGTCGGTGAGACGATTTAGAAAAGCCATGCATACGCTGGTTATATCATCACCATTTAACAGCATTTTGTTGCTTTCTGCGTCATACCAAATACCAAGGTCAGGCGTTTCGCCCCGCAAGTATTCTTTCAGCCAGCTTGCTACAATATCTGCTTCTCTTACTGCTTCATCGTAGCTGCAAGCTTTAGCGTAGTAATAGACGCCATACTTGAGACCGTATTCAACTGCATGATTGACATGCTCCACGAACATATCATCTAAGTTATCTTCCTGCCCGATTTTTAATATAACGCCCTCTACACCGCTATCAACTAGCCCCTGCCAGTCAATTTCAGTCTGCCATGCGGATATATCAATCACTTTCATTTTACAACGCCTCCTCCGATTGCTTTTATCGCTATAGCTCCACCAAGTGAGCCGCCGATCGTACAAGCTACGTTTTCACTGTAGCCACTTACTATGCAAGCTAAAAGCGACATGCCAAGAAAAAATACACATATATTATCTTTTGTCAGTATATCTTTCATAGAACTACCCCCATTTGCCGTGATGTAAAACATCTTCGATACCATCAATTCTATGATGTGCGGATTTAGTGCTTTCCTCAACCCGTACCAGCCTTAAATCGATTAACCGCTGCTGCTCCTGTGTATTCGTTATAAGCAGTTGCAAGTTTTTAATAGCCCGGTTTAACGGCTGTAAAAAGATGTAGCTTATAACACCACCGATAACCGACATAATAGCCGTCATTTGTACTGCTATAGTTAGCCACTCACTCAAGCTCATAGTGTCACCTACTCATTATCAGTTGGTTTTTCTTTTTCTTCTTTAGGCTCCGTGTATCTTACGCATTGTTTATTCTGACATGTACCATCCTCACGTAGCGGTTTCCTGCATCTGATGCACCGTTTTATTACTTTAAATGCCATTTTTAATTGCGCCCTCCATTATTCTTCTGTACCCGTTATTTCCCGTTTTCCTTACATCAACACTATCATGGCGGATGAATGTATTTTCTATACTTCATGATTTTCTCCACTAAAAAAGCCAACCTATCTTTACTTTGATAAGTTGGCTGTTATTCTGTTGTTTATAGATAGAGCACGCCCCATCCAAATTTATTTATTAATTCTTCATCTTCTGTTAGCTATATTATAGCTTACATTCTAATCTTTTTCAATTAGTGGATTTATATATTTCATATTTCCTCCGTTCTATTTACTGCACAAAATCTTTCAGCGCTTTCGCATCATGCAGCAGCTGTGCTTCCTTAGCCGTTGTTTTTTTCTTTGTATGCCACTCTTTTTGAGCACGCTCCTGAGCGCTCTTATTAGAATCGCTTTCATACCGCTTGAACTGCTTATCCGTTATGCCTAAATCCTGCATAGCCCGCTTATTCTCAGCTGTCTTATCCTTACGGTATGCATCCATAGCGTCCTTCTTTTCATCACCAGAACGGCTGCGCATATCATAAAGGTAGCTGTTAATGAAGGAGGTATTAGATTCATCAGTGCTGCGGAAGCCCAGCCCATGAATGACTTTAGCAAAACCATCTTCATACACGCTATTAACGCGGTGATGCGTACCATAGCTTGCACCGTTAACCCAGGCCTGAATCATATTGCCCAATGCTGGTGATATTGCCTTGATTGCTTCCGCTGGATTTCCATTATGCAGCTGGTCAATAGTATTAAATCCTGTGCCCAGCACCGGACCGCCTAAAGCATTGGCAATAGCTCCTGCTGCTGATGACGGCGCCGTGCCATAATATTTCCCGCTGAACGCACCTGACATCCCGACACGACCTGAAATATCAATGCCAGCTAATGCCGGTATTCCATAGATAACCGTTTCAACAAGTTTCTTGCTTGCCGGGTCGTTGCCTGCCCATTTCATCATAGCTGCCTTGCACTCATCAGCAAGGTTTTCATCTTTACCTGTATAAATCCAAAACAGGAATGAGAAGAATTCATTTAGCAAATCGCCAAACGGCAGCGCTCCGGCCGCACCGGCCAGCAGCATATAAGGAACAAGGAATCTTGCCCGCTGCGCATTGTTTTCAGCATGAACAACATTGTTCCACATAAATTCAAGCTGCATAATCGGGTACTTTTGGAACTGGAACATTTGCTGGGTTAATACCGATCCCGCTCTTATTACGCCCGGAGTTGCTACATTTGAATAATCAAAGTTAGCATCAAAGTTTACTTCCTTGGCATATTGCATCGCTTTTTTAGAAATGGTCTTGCCTGGTTCAGGTTTCATTCCCTTTTCAGTTACACCCTGATAGTATGCTCCTAGGATAGCAGCTTTACGCATTAATGAATCAGCCATAGTAAACGGCAGCATGGTTTTATTGGCAGCACGTTTTATATTGCCTAAAACATTACGCACTCTGCCTGAATCACGGTTATGGGAATAGCCGCCACTGTTATCAGCTAATGTTATTTCATTCATAACACCGCTATTTTTCAGTATGCGCCGATCTAGCTTATTGGGCTTGAGTGCCCGCTTAAGTCCCTCCATTGCCCATTTGTAACTATTCAGCTTTGTACCAATATTTACAAACTGCATGAAGTTAATTGCTGCTGATGCAAAGTTACCTAAACCAAGTTTAACTACTGCTATGAAAGAACTGAAACCACTGGATAATGCTAGTGCTGGTCTGCCATTATAATAATCGCTCAGCCGTTGTCCTAGTGCTGTTTTCTCTAATGACTTATTTAAAAGTTTCTCAAACCGGCTCGGAACACCGTTCATATCGTTGATATGGTTCTTGATATACCGTGCTATATCTGTCTTAGGCTCGGCATCGAAATCACCAAACCAGCGCTCATAGGTAGATATTGCCTGCGGTTTCCAATGTTCCATTGCTACATAACGTGAGGATGCATTGAAGTAATGCTCCAGCAGCCACGGCACATCTTTTTCAAACCCCTCGGCGCCTTTGCGTTTTTTCATGTTACCAAAGAAACGATGCCGTCCCTTTATTTTTGCGCCAGCTGATTCACGCAGGAACTTTCTTGCTTCATTGAGTGACATATCCGTATTCTTATGTATCTGGCTAGTCATTCTAGCAAAATCACGGTCCCCAACTACGACGTTGTTGTATTCCTCATCATATTCAAAGCCCTGTGCTCTAATAACATATTCAGAATCTGGATTTTCCTTTGCATAACCATTAGCAAGTTTAGCAGCCTCTTTTAAACTTCTGCCACTGCCACGAGTTACAAGTATTTCTTCTCCATCTTCATTAGTATATTTTTGATAAACCATGAATTTATGAAAGAAATGCGGTACATAGCCAGTTAATTTAGTTAAAGGCTTGGGCCGTTCTGTATAATCAACCCGCCATAAAGTAGTACCTAAATCATCCGTCACGGGTTCAAAATCTATAACGCAAACATCCTTATCTGCCTTTAATTTACTTAAGGCCTCAGGCGATACCATCTCGCCCGTATGCTCATAAATTTTAGCGCCGCGATATGTTACCAGTATTTTGCCATTGCCTTTATTAATTATACTAAGAATATCGCTGTCCTTAAGGAAATGTGCCTTTTTGAAATCATCCAGCTGGCTGCTATGAAGAATCTTATTGCGCTCTATCACCTGCATCCGAGCATCATTTATCAGCTTATAGGCACTGCCAAGACGCAGCCGAACCAGCTTATAGGCACGAATTGCATTATCGGAAAGTCCCATTTCCTTCAAATCCTTAACTTTGTATTCCTTGCCTTCCATATCACCTTGCAGCAGCGCCTGTGATACATCGTCCAAATCCTTCTTATCTTTGGTATACTGGTTAAACCGTTTCATAGCCTCGCCATAATGCGCCCTGAGTTTTTCCTGCTCATCGTATGCCTTGCGGGCTAAATTATAGAAATACTTGACAGCATTATTCTTCTTTGAAACCTGTCTTACCGTCTTAACCCACATATCGAGCATATTCAAGTTGTCAATATCACGCTCCTTTTTCTTGCGAATTTCAACGTTCTTTTCGGTGGCAATTTTACCCAGCTCGCTCATTGACTTTTTAATGCGGTTCAGCGAACCAGCCGGTTCCGTCTCCGTCTGCATTTCACTGATGGAGTATTTTTGCGTACTAGAAAAGCCGTCCTTGTCAGAACGGCTTACTGAGAATTTGTTGTTGTTGTCGTATTCATAATCGTGAATTGCCTTAACATCGTTTAGATATAATACGGATTGAACTTCATAGTTTACATTCCTCTCGGATTGTTGATTATATGCATTAAGCTCTCGTACTCCTCCTGTATTGCCTTTTTCAACCTCGACTTTATCTCCTCGATTGGCATTGTCGGGTTTTCTTCTATCAGCTCTGGCAAAAGTTCCTCCATATTTAGCGGCTCTATTTTTGGCATTGATTTGTCGGTTGTCTGATACATAACGCTCAAACTCCTCTCCTAATCGATTAAAACGGCGTGAGTTTTCATAGGCTTTAGCAGGGTTATCTTTTACATAGAAATTAAACTTTGACCTCAATCCACGAACTACCTTAGTTCTTGAAAACGCTTGGTCTAACTCATCGTCCGTCATGTCAGGTTTTAGCTTGCCTGCTAATTCCTGCTTCATCTGCTTAATGTCATTATCGGTCACTTTTAGGGCATTGTCAAGCTCTCTTTCCCATACTTTTCCAGATTCTATATCCTTAAAAATACGGTTTACTTCCTCAGTCTTGGCAATGATGGAACGTAGCTTATCAACCATTTCACGGAATTTTTTCCATAGCTTGCCAAACTTGAATGAATTACCGTTAGGGTCTTTGGTAACTCCCTTATTTCTAGCTAGGAACCAGTCACGGTATCTGTCAGCCGCATACTCAATAACGTCCTTGCCAGCTTTCCTAGCGTCCTCTTTATACGCCTTGATGATTGCAGATTTTTCTTTATCCGTGAGCACCATATCCCATACCGCATGAAATACTTCATGGTATACGGAACCTTCATCTCCATTTAATGCTAACTGTATTACTGCCTTACTGCCAACCGTATACTCTTTGCCGTTGACCTTTATCTTTACGCCAGCTTCTAACCCGTGAGCCTTCCTTGCTTTGTCAGCGTCTCCACTATCAACGGTAAGCTCATCAGCAATTTGTATTTCCACTTCTGCTTTATTGAACATAGTGAAATAAAGTGATGAGCCATCATCACGAATATTTTTGGCAGTCGGCAATGCTTCAGCTATTTCCGTGCGTAACCGCCCCATAGCCTGCGCTTTTGCCTGTTCGCTAATTTGCTCTTTTTGATTGTCTGCTGGGCTGATACTGTAATTGCTTTCGGCTAACAATGCGTTCGCTTCTTTGACAAATTCATTGCGGTCATTTTCATTTTCAAAGATAAAGGAATTGTTAGCGTATTTGCTATAGTGACCGTTGTGCTCTTTAGCCAGGTTACTGATTGAACGGTATTTATCGCCTAAATATCCGGTTGGTCTTGCCGTTGAATAAAGTTTGTCAACGTTTGGACGGGTATCTTCATGCGTGCCAAGCGTGAAATGCTGTTCAGATTCAGTGTTTTCAGCTGATTTAGATTCCGTTGTCGGTACTTTAGCATTAGGGTTATTGGCTTTTTCTGCCAAGTATTTATTGGCAGTACGCTCAAATTTATTGCGCAATGATTCAGTCGCAAAACCATAACCGCCAAACTTTACATTCCTTCTTCCTTGGTAGTCAAATGCTATTGCATATAACCTATCGTCGTTCATTAGCTTTACATCATCGACTAAAGCCATATAGCTGTTATTAATGCTTTTTTTATTAACAGTATTGGTGAAATTATTTTTTATATCGGCGCCAATACGCTCAGGCATGGTCATATTTTTAATACGGCTGAAAAGGTCTTTGATATTCTCTATACCTCTAAGGTCTACTTCATTTCCGCCTTGTGCCTGTTTCATATCCTCGTCAGTAATGTATTTATCAATGACTAATATCTTTGTAGCTGCGCTTGTTCCAGCACGCTTAAACGTGCATTGTGGAAGTCTTATGGTATTAATGAGTAAGGCATGTTTTGCTTCATTGCTTCCGTACCATTCATCAAACCGCTTATTAAATGCAGGACCATCAGGGACAATGGCTATTACTCGCCCGCCATCATAAAGATGTTCAAAGGCTTTTGCCAAGTGTTCCATAGCGGTCTTGCCACCTTTACCGTAAGGCGGATTCATGGCAATACCATCAAACTTATTAGCTTTGGCGAACTGCTCAAAGGTCGTAGTTTCTACTCTTGAAGTAGTACCGCCTTTTAACCGCATTTTAGCAAGTGTAGCCAGCTGTTCGCTTGGCTCAATAATAGTATTCCTTGTCGTAGCACTAAAGTAACGGGATATTGCGCCATGACCTGCGGACGGCTCCAATGCTTTGTTGCCATCCTTCAAGCCTAACCATTCTACCATCTTAAAGCCTACTGGTTCAGGTGTCGGGTAGTAGTCTACACCTTCACTTGATTTATTACGGCTGTTCTTTTTCGCATTGGTGAAATAATCCGATACGGCTTCATCAAATTGGCTAATGCCACTCATTACTTTGCCATCACGGGCTTTACCGCCTGTACCTTCGGTCTTGCTGTTTGGCAGATAACGTTTCCATGTATCACCGTCTATTGATTCCATAAAGCCGTTCACGATAGCGTCTCTAAGGTTGCGTGCTTCATAACCCATTGAAAGATTTTCAGCGGTTGAAGAACGTCCCGCAATCGTATCAGCAAAAGCCTGTCTTTCAAAATTCATGCCCGTATTCAGATAGCGGATAATAGCATTAGTTACTACGCCAGTACGATAGATTCGCCCTTCACATTGGATTAAGTCTGTTGGTCTTGTTGCCAGCCCCAAGTCTATTAATACCCGCTGGTGTTTTCCTGTCCTGTCATGCAGGGATATACCTTCTTTAGCAGACGCCCGCTGACAAAGAAGAACTCTTAAATCATCCTCATCGTCATTAAACTTGTCAACACTATCCTGTCTTAATGATTTTTCCACATCACCATTATATATACCGACTGTCTTTCCAAGTTCCGACTGAAAACGTTTTATAGGCGACATCAGGTCTTTCATATCCAGTTTTAATAGTTCAGGATTTTCAGCACAAAAATCATCATACTGCTTGTGAGCCTTAGCCTGGACAGACGGGTCAATCTCTGCAAAATCATCACTAATAAGCATAAATGGATTTACAGCTTCATTCTTTTTGAAATCATGGAACACTACTACCTGCTTGCCAGCTTTTAAATATTCCTTGATTATTGGGATTGCCGCTTTAGCCTTGACTGCTTCCAGCAGATAACGCCGTCCATTCTTCTTTAGTTTATCATCAACCATCTTGGCAATCAGACTGTATTTGTCTCTATCGCCTTTTTCATCGTTGCCATGCAGAATGTCCAGTCCTCTGTCAATCTGCTTGCCTACGCCACCATCAACCAGGATATAGCCACGCTCATAATCGGGCTTAACCTTTAATTTACGGCCGGAAACTGCGCCAATGCTTTTCAGCCACTCATTAAATTTTATTTCCATAACGTCTTGGTTAACTTCTGCGTCAGGCTTAGTTATTTTGTCATTGCGCATACGATAACCAAAATGGTCAATCATAAACTGCTCATAACCATTAGTATCATTGTAGGAACCATGTTTTTCTTTGGCAGGATAATCAAACAAATAACCCTCAGCATATTCTATATTTTTGATGTAGCCAAATGGTGTAGCTGACAGGAACAGCACTTTATGACGGTCATTAGCTCCCTTGGCGTCCTCTGCCTGCATAGCTTCATACTCAGCCTTTAGCTTATGACGTATTCTTTCATTTTTAACATGCAGGTCTGCCAGCTGCTGTCTATCACTAGCCGTAAAATCAGGTGCTCCTGCTCTGCTGTTCAATGACCTTTCCTGCATTACATTATCATAATTTTTAGCTTCGTAATAATCGTTAAAGCCTCTATTATGATAGGTCATGGCACGAAGTTTATTAAGCGCATTAGTATTATTTGCCTGTTCTCCCTGCATTAGCTTATGAGATTCATCAGTTACGATTAAATCCCAGTCACGTTCTAAAAGGGCGTTGTTTTCACCTACATTTTGATATGAAGTGATAACAATGCCCTCGCCTTTATCCTTGGTGCTTTTCAGTTTGCTAATATCCAAGCCAAAGAAACCTTTACCCGCATTAATCCAGTCATTCTGCGTTTTATCCTGTGGCGCAATGATAAGAATATTCTTTTTGCCACGCTGTACAAAACGCTTGATAACGCCTAAGCCTGTAAAGGTTTTGCCTGTTCCTGTACCGTTGGTAAACATCATACCTTTATACGGTTTACCGTCTTTATCGGTGCTAAACAAACGGTTATCGGCTTTTACAACATCATCAACCTGTCCTTTCATCAGGAACGGCATACTAGCTTCTATTTGCTTTTTACTGCCAGTTTTAAAATTCTTCTTATCGACTTTAGCACCATTTATTGCGCCACGTTTACTGCTTTCATTGACTGGTCGGTTTTCAGCAGATTTAATACTTTCTGCGCTTCGTCCATCGTCAACCGGCGGTCTGTCGAAACTGTCTCTAATGCTTCTTGATAGGTGTTCAGCTCCGGTGCTATCATTTCCAGCTGACTGTTTGGTTTCTTCGCTTTGTACTCGGCTATTGCCAGTCTTTCCGCTAGTATCGGTGCTACGTCCGTGAACGCCGCCGCTACGTTGTGACCGTACTTCTTTTCCAGACGATTGTACACTTTGTCCTCGCCCTGTTCGGGATTCTCCATCTTCATGTACTGTCCCCATTGCGTCTTGATTGTCCCCTGCGCTATTTCGTTCAGCAGGTTTGTTGGTGCTGTCATAAAGCTCACTGTCCGTTACCTCCTTAGGATTGTTAATTACATTATCTGCGCCAATAAAGCCAAGTTTGAGTAATGGTTCAAAATTCTTAGCATTATCTTCACCATATTTTTCAGCAAACTCATTGCGAATATCTTCAAAACTTGCTTTAGGATTCTTTTCCATGACACTGCCAACATAATTAAATGCAGGTATCATTTGAGATTCATCAACCTTGCCGTCAGCAGATTCGAGCATTGACCATACAGGGTGCAGCCATCCACGTATATCATCACCAAGAGTATCAATCATGGTTTTAGCAAATTCAGTAAATCCTTTTGCGCCACGTGCTACATACAGTCTGCCTAACTTAAATGCTGGTGAAAGAATGTCGGGGTCAAATACCGGCAGGGAATTTAATCTGTTGCGGGATTTTTTAAGTGCCTGTTTTAACTCTGCTACTAATTTTGTTTCGGCTTCTTCTGAAATATCAACGCCAGCAAATTTTTTAGGGTCAATATCCTTCGGCTTATTACCATCAGATTCATCTTTTGATTCTGCTTTAGCTGGTTTTTCCTCAGCCTTTTTCTTTACAGGTCGAATACCTAAAGCCTTTTCAAGCTCTTTTTCGGCTTCCTCCTGTGTTGAGAAAATCCTATGTTTCTTTTCTTCTTTTGGCTTTTCATCTTTTACCACGGGTTCGGATTGAACGGTTTCAGTCCCCTGTGTATGCTCGCTAGATACTTCTCCGCCGTTTCCTTCGGTAACTGTTTCATTACCCTCAGTTCCAGCTCGTTCGGTTCCCTTTTGCTTAACTTTCCCCTTGCTAGGCTTCTGCTCCTGTGATATATTGGAAGTAGAAGAACCGCTTGATTTATCGGATGTAGGGTAACCCCCATGAGTATCGGCTCCAACATCAAGGCTGACATGGGACACCGCACCATCGTTGGAAATGGTGGCAGTATCTAAGCCCGGACTGCTGTAAATCAAGCGGTCTTTTTTTGCTATATTCCGCTTAACGTTTTTATCCCCCATAGGCATAACTGACAGAACAATATAATAATTACCTTTTCCATCATCCTGCATTTCAAAGTATACTGGTTCAACGCCGTTCATTTTCCCTTTAGCTTTGTTGCCATGCTTTATTAAGGAATATGTCGAATTACCATGTTCATTATCCGGCTCTCTCAAATATATTTTATCAAAACTGCTGGCAACATCAGCAATCATATCCTCAATGGAATTATATCCATCGTCTTTAGCCTGTTGTTCATGTTTCTTAGCATGAATTAATCCCTCTTTTTCATTGCCAACACGCAATCTTATTTTTCCAGTATTTAATTCTATTCCGCTTTGTTCTTTGACTGCCTTAGAAATAGCTTGCGAAATCTCGCCAAAGTCTTTGCTTCCATCAGGCTTTACAATAAATTCCCGCTCGTCAGCTTCGTTAATCGGCTTACCCGATTCAGTTTTATAGCCGTCAGCTAGTTTATAACCACCTTCATTGGTGGCTTTTTTATTGTCTTCCTCAGCTGGTTCAGCTCCTGCCTTAACTTCCTGTTCTTTGTCAAGCTCCTTGGCATAGTCAGGTTCGCTCGTATCGGTATCAATTCTTTCTGATTCACCATAGAAGTCTTTGACAAAACGAGCTTTATCCTTAGAAGTTGCAAAGTCAAGATTATATACAGGTTTACCATTTTCCAAGTGTCCACGATAGCTTTCAATGTTATAGCCACGGTCGATATAATCCTTTATGTCAGATTCATAAATACCGCTAACTCCTTTTAGAACAGTATCTTCTTTAGCTGATTTTTCTGCCTTAACTTCCTGATTATCCTGCTCAGGAACATTTTCAGCTGCTTCATTATTGGCAATAGCGGGTGTTGCTTCCTCAGCTGGTTTAACTTTCTGCTCTGCTTCATCGTTGGTTTCAGCATTAGCAAGTTTCTTCTCAGCATTGACTATAGCCTTTGGCACGCCATGTTCTAGGTCATTGCGCAAATTATCATTAACAGGAATATTCTTTGCTTCCAGCTCATTTAAAAGCTCCTTGCCTAGTTCAATGCGGTCAGCCCGTGACATTTTCTTGACTTCACTTAACCGTTTTTTATAGTCAAACTTGCTTGGAACATTGCCATACTGACTACTTCTTATTTGCTCTGCTTCCTTACGAAAGCCCATTGCGTCCGCTTCATTTGCCATTGCGCCTATATCGCCCTTGGCTTTTGCTTGACGGAATACAGGTGAATCATTAAGCCGTGCCATTAAGTCATTAGTATTTACGGTTGGTGTTTTACGTTTTGGCGTGTCAGGAACAACAACATCAGGAGTTCCAGCAGGTGCGCCATTCGGAACAATGATACCTGCGTCAGGCGTAGCAGGATTAGTTGCAAGCCCAGCTTTCTGCATACGTGCGTCTATTGCTTGACGGTTGGCATTAGCCTGTTTCTGTTTATTGTTTAAATCCTGCTGTATAGTGCTGTCTAAAAGACCGCTGTCTATTGGCTGTCCGTTCATAGCTGACTGCATAATAGCACTAGCCGTTGTGGGCAGATTTTGCTGTGTGGCCTGTGCAGCAGCATATTGAGGGTTATTATTTGCTATGCTGGCTAAATCTTCAAGATTTGCTATTGAAATATGTTGCTGATTATTTTTTATATTGCCAGCCAGTCCCTGACCTTCCGGCAGTGCTGGGAAAGCATTTGGCACATCAAGCTGTATGCCATTCATGATAGCATTTTGAATGTTGCCAGCTGAGGCATTAACTCCCTGCGTCAGCAGATTGACCATAGTATTGTTCCAGCCATTACTGCGTGCAACTAAAGCAGCCTCAGCAATTTTTCCCTGTGATGCCAGTTTAGTGATATCATCTACTGTCTGAGCAAATCTGTTGCCATAATTAGTTGAAACTCTTGTCTGTGCTGGTGCCTGCGGATTAATATTGTCAATTTTCGGTGTAGCCGACGCTCTCCTTGGTGATGGGGCTTTAGCTGCCATCACGGTCTTCATTATAGCATTAGCAGTTTCCTGCGGATGCATCTTAAATATTGCGCCAATATCACCACCGTCAATTGCATTTTGCATAGCAGCTGCATGGGCTGCGTCCTCATTTACATCATCACTTACTGGCATATTCATCAACTGAGTAGCCATTTCCATTACTGACTGCTGCTGCTCCGGCGTCACCTCATTATTGCTAATAAGTGCCTGCGCTGCTTCCATATTAGCCTTTTCCTGCTCTGGTGTCAGGTCATATTGAGATAAATTGAATCCGGGAACAGTTATATTATAACTGCCACCACTGCCATTTAAAGCTTCGCCATGGTCACTGAAATGTAAATGACCGCCGGTAGCATTAGCCGAAGGATTACTATATTCATCTAAACCATATAATCCATATTCCTTAGCCTTATCTATTAACCAGTTACGCGCATCCGCATTGCCCTCAAGAAAATCATCGGCCGTATCAAAAGCCTGTGCCGAATCATGCCAGCTTTCACCACCGCCATTGCGAGCCATCGACGTTATATAAAAGTGCCGTCCATACTGGTTATAATAGTCACGGTCTAACAATCTTAATTTCTGCTCAGTCAAATCAGTGAGATTAGGATTAGAAACTTCACCGCTTATAGTATAGTCTGCTGTCTGTGGAATATCTAAAGCTGGTGACTGCGCTTTTTCATCAGCAAAATGCCCCATTGCACTATTTACATAGCCAGCTATGGATGGACCATTGCCCTGTGGTGCATCCCAAGGTCTGCCATTTTGGTCAGTAGCTTCTCCCTCAACCCAGCGCTGAGCATTGTTTGGACCGGAATACCATGCAACTAATGCCCCTTCTGGACCATACTCATCAAAATACTGTCCCATTTTAAAACGTCCGACTTGACGGTACGCATCATCATCATCCATGCTTGCACCACCAAGGCCAGCTTCTTTTGACCATGCATCCCAATTTTCTGGCTGAATCTGATAAACACCACGCGCACCCGTAGATGATACCGCATCAGGATCACCGCCGCTTTCCTGCATTTCAATAGCGTTGAAAAATGCTTCTTTGTCGCTGCCGCCGTTATTAGCATTGCCACGTTGTACCGTAACTGTGCTTTCCGGAACATCAGCAATCTCTGTTTTATTGCCAGCAGTTTCTTCCATGCCATTAAATGGATTATTAGGATTACTTTTAGCAGCTTCATTATTCATTCTATTAATTCTAGCTTTATAATCCCTATAAGCAGTATGGCCTGCGCCAAACAGACCTAATGGCAGGCTGCCCATAAAGGCAGCTCGTCCTGCCTGCTGTTCGTCCTCTGTTGGATTAAAGAACGTACCATACGGCTTGCCACTCCATTTATTTTGTGCCTGCTGTTGTGTCATTTCCTGAGCATACTCCGAGGCTGCCGAGCCCGGAATATTAACGCCATAGCCGGCAATCTTGCCTGCTCTGCCACCCCGTTTGAATATCGGCTTAAAACCTTTACCTTCAAGGATAGGTCCCATAATACCCTGAGTAAGCATATCCATTGGCAGTTCTTCTTGTATCATGCTATTCATACGACGAGCAATTTCATCATCAGAAAGTCCCTCGTCTTTTAAATCAGCATACATATCGCCGGCATTAGTTGCTGCTTCCAGTGGTCCCGTACCTAAGGCCCATTTTGCTGCTGAAGCTCCTGCCTGCTGTCCTGCCTTTGACATAATAGCCTTGCCTATCTGCTTAGCTCCAGCACGGGCAGCCATTGAACCAATACCACGTGCAGCAAGTGCGCCAGCACCGCCAAATGGTGCTGCGGCACTAGCAGCCGCAAACGGAATAGCCGAACCTGCCATCTGACTAAAGTCAGCCAGCAGACCTCGTTTGTCTGTCAAATAATCAGCACTGGTTAATCTGTCAATTATACTCATATCCTGATATTTATCAAGCGTGCCAGATTCAGCAAAATTCTTAGCTGCTTTATCATTAAGATATTCACCATTATTTATAAATGAATCGCCCCATTTACCAAGCGTACCCTCATCTGAATTGCGGATTGAATCAACATAAGAACTTTCCCGCCCTGCCTCGTCAAAACGTTTCAGTTGTGCTCCTATATAATCAAGCCCGCCACCAATTACGCTTTCGGCTCCGCCTGCTACGTTATCCATTATAGTTGAAAACAATCCCTGTTCTTTTGGTGCAGCAGCTGATACGCCAGCTACTACAGGATTGCTTATTGCATGTTCTTTTAAAAATGACATTTGTTTCCTCCAATATAAGAATTAATCACCATATCGGTTCCTCATGTCTTGAATAATAGCAGGATCTATACGTGCCAAAAGCTCGTCATTGCCTGTTTTTATATCATCCCAATAAATTTTGGTATTTGGATTTGCTGGGTCCCGATTATATTCTCTTAAGAAATTCCCTAGATACTGCAATTCATTATCCTCCCAAGCATTATCATCTTCATCATGCCCAGGAATACCAATAGCTTTTTCTTTAAACCCATTAAAATCTATATCGCCATTAAGATATTGCTGTATATACTGGTCATATTTGGCTTTATGACCTTCTTCCTTAGCTGTTGCTGCTGATGATTTAGCACCTCTTTGGTACTTTCCACTTGCTAAATCTTCGGCGTGCCATTTATCTCTTGCTTGTATATCCGCAGCCTTACGTTTATTTGCTGCCTGCTCTTTCATAATCGCCGTCTGATAACCAAAATTCTGACCGCGGACCGTAAGATTCCCCTTCATTTTATCCGTTGGACTTATTGCTTTGTTGAATGTCTGCGTACTGCCAGCACCATAACCGCTCGGGTCATAATAAGAAACATACTTCTTATCACCTGTATCAGTTTCATGCATAGTGTAATTACGCTTTGTTTTATCAAAAGCATTGATAATGTCTTTCGGATCAGCGCCGGATGCTACCAGCATAGCCAGCATACTTCCAGCTTGAGGATTGCTTGCCAGGCTTTCAATGAATTTACCCTGTAGCATTTTCTTAGTCTTTTCTGCTTCCTGCTTATCCATCTTGGCCAGCGCCGCCTCAACCTGATTTTGTGGCAACCCCTTGTTAATCAAAGCACGGCGCAAATTATCCCGATAATCCGGTGAAGCTTTTTCGCTAGCAATATCTTTCATAGCCAGTTGCTTGGCTGTTGCGTCTAACACAGTGTTGTAATCTGCACCCTTGCCATAGACATCGTATATATCCTGCATGGTAATAGTATCTGGATTACTATAGGCTTGTTTTGCAGCATCCTGAACATCCTTAACACTGAACGTATAAGGATTAGTATTGGCAGCATTATTTCCCGCCGGAAGCTGATTTTGTGCTGCTCCGTTTTGTCTTATTGGCTGTGCTCCAGCTAATTCATTAGCTACTTCCTGTAATGTCTGTGGCGATGCATTGCCATTTCTGTACAGCTCACTTATTTCTGCTTTGGTAGGCGCATAGTTAAACGGCTTTAGTCCTAATGCTGCCTGAGCTATTTCTTCTTTGGTGGGTGGCTTCTTATATGATATATCCAGCTCATTTTTGGGCATTTGATAATTGCCAAATCTGTAATTTGGTGACATTTCCGCCTCAGCAGCAGCCTTGGCAGCAGCTAAACTGTTGACATTCCCCCCTACTTTTGACATATCTATATGCTTTCTGTCACCAATCTTACGGAACTCATCGGCCATAGTATGTGCCGTATTTTGTATATCACGGAAATTTTTTACATCATCGGAATCTTCACCGTAACCATTATTAAGTAAATATTGTGCATCATTCTGTGCCTGCCACCAGCGACGTTTAGCATTTAATAAACCTTGCTGTGGTGTAAGACCTACATAATCACCCGCATTAGACTGATTCTTTAATGCCTCTGCTGCTTCTGCTCTATGCTGAGCAGCATACTTATCAAGCATATCCTGCTGATACCTCTTGATAGCGTCACTAGCTTTATCTATGCCACGCTGATTATAATTTTGTGCCCAGGCATTACCTAGTGCTGCCCCTAAAGCACTGCCAAGCTCCGGTGAAAAAACATCATCTCTTATATCACTCCACCAGCCCATTAATCATCACCCCATATCTCGCTGCTGCCACCATTGGCAATGAAGCCATCCGCAATGTAGTTGTTTGCGCCGTCAACCTGCAAATCATAGACCCTGCGTTCACCGCTATAGACAACACTTTGAACTTTGCCAACATTTTTAAGCTCTGTACCAATCGTAAGGTAACTTAGCATTACATACTCGCCATCAGGCTTCATAAAGCTCTGTGTAAGGGTGGTACTCGTATGACCGTCTTTTGCAATGACACAATAAACGTCATTGTATCTAGGTTCCATAGTCTTTACTACCTTAGCAGTAGTGCCGTCAGCCGTCATGACTTCATCACCTGCATGAACATGCTTAATATCCCGCTTACTGCCATCAGCCATGTCAATCATAGTTCCCTCTGGGAAACAAGCCCAGCCCATAGCAGCACCACCTACAGCTGACCCTAGCAAGTTGCCAAAGAAACTGCCGCCTGATGTATGCTGATTTTGTGTTGATGTACTAGTTCCTTTTCCGGCAGCTGCGGCCAACGCTCCAGTATTGGCACCATTGAGACCAAGCGAAGTCTGCCACAAATTCATTGCTGGCGTCTGCGCTGCTTCCTGCGCTGTTGCCGCTGCCGTAATAGGTGATGTAGCTGAATCAATAAGATTGCCATACAAACCTTGGTTAGCACTGTTATTGCCCTGCGTATTGCTTAGCTGCTGCTGCGTTATGGCTCCTGCCTGACCAAGAGCACCACTATTAACACCGTACTGCCGGCTTATAATATCACCTAAGCTGTTCGTTGCATTGTTAGTATTTTGATTTTGCTGCTGGGCAAGATTGGCTGCTTGATTAATATTGTTTTGATACTGTGATGCCACACTGTCGCTGGCATTTTTCTCAATGTCATTAAGTGCACTCGATGTTACGGACGAATTTAGTACGCCTCGATTGCCTAAATTGTTAATCGCTTTGCCAACCGTATTATTAACCGCTGAGTTGATACTTTTTTCCATATTCTGCTGATATGCCGAAGGTAAATTGCCATTTTCTAAGCTGCTAAGCGTACTATTAGCTTTATTTGCCGAATCAACATAGCTTCCCGCAAGATTTCCATATTGATTTGATGTACTATTAGCCAAGTTATAATTCTGATTTACTAAATCGCCAAGCGTGCGGTTAGCACCGTTAGTTGCTGCATTATTACTGCCAATAAGCCCTGCCAGCCCATTTGTCGCATTGCCTATCTGATTTTGTGCATTTTTGTTCATGGCGTTATAGTCGACCTGAACCGTACCTAGAGAATCTCTAAGCAAATTCATAGCATAATCATTGAGCGTTATAGCATTTGGCATAACAGCATCAATATATTTGCCCTGCTGCTTCATCAGATACTTTTCTTCCTCTGATGGAGTATAGGTACTGGTATTAGTAACGGTTGTCGAATGTCCTTTGAAGTAGCAACGATGGAAATATTTTCTGTATACTTCGCTGGGTAAATTATCTTGCGGTCTATCAAACCACATCTGCTGAAACATTTCCGCACCCCCTTATATGTCCCATGTAATATAAAAGGCCTGCCTGCCATCATCCTTATATTTGAATGCTGGCGAAGCATAGCCCATCTTCTTTGTAGTTTTATTTATTGCCTGATATCTAGTCGCACCATCTTTCAGTAACTCTGTTTTTACTACTTTATAGCCAAACAATCTGAAATATGCTGGTGGATTACAGCGGATATTTATAGTACCACCGTGATGTATACCTGCTTTTTCCGCCGCCTTATCTACGGCATTTTTCCAATAGCGTGCATCACCGCCAAGCTGTCCAATAAATGCCATGCGTTTTGTCATAAGAACCTCACAGAATCCTTTATCTTCTTTAAAGAAAAGCGCATACCTATTGTCACGCTGAAACTTATCATGCGGATTCTTGCTGTTGTAAAGATCTATCCATTCATCAAGTGTCATAAGTCAGCCACCTCCACTATCACATGCTTAGGATAAAAAGGCGTTGTGCTCGTAATCTCAAGTGTCATTTTCGGCGTCGTGTGATTACACCGTATCTTTCGGCGGTCATTTGTGGGCATATCAACTTCTACGCTATCAAGCTTTAAGTGCAGCTTGCCAGCGCTTGGAGCGTCAGCGTCTGTATCTACCGCCCGTGTGATGATTTTTTCAGTGCTTACAGTATCTTTAAAGCGCATTTTGTACTCTATCAGCTCGTCTACATCTTTACTAAGCTCATCAGATAGCTCATACAGACTGCTACCGCTAGCCACTATCACTTTGTCTAAAGTCTCTACTATGTCAGTAATTGGCAACGCAAATTTAAGCGTAGTAGCACTACCCACGGCGTAATTGAAAGCTATAAAGTAGTGCCAATCAGCTGTTGGACGTATCAATAGCAGCTTTCTGCGTCTTAAATTGAAAAGCCTTGGCTCATACTGACCCTGTGTGACCAATGCCGTGAACTTCTGACCAATATCACCCGTAGCAATATTTCCATAGTCCATAGTAGTAGCCAGCGTCCTAAGCCCACCTCTGGTCACGAAAATCACATCATTTCCGACGGGCATAGCGCACTGACGACCGACTATATCCGTCTCAGTCGCTATACGATATACCGCCCATGAGCTTACATCAGCGTCACCAGTCAGCTGGTAAACCATGCCATTTGACTTGAAAATCATCAAGTCAGTTGCCAGCGGTGCTATCGCTATGACATCACCACTATCACCATAGCCAATATCTATCCACTGCCCGCTAGAAGCGTCATTATCATCAGTAGTCCACGTCTCGCCGTCACCTGTAGCACTATAAGTAATGCGGTCACTGCCGGTCATACATACACATAGCCGTGCAAAACGCTGAAAAACTATATCACATTTCGGCGATGATAGCACTGTCTTTATGCTCTCTTTAGTCGAATAGTCATAGTATTGAAGATAATCACCACTTGCTATCCATATCCTGTCTTGGAATTTTGCACACATTGGACGCTTAGTACCCGTCAGACTGCCAATTTTCTCGGGTGCTTTATCTATAGTGACTACTCGATATATCCCGCCGTCTATAGTAAAAAGCAAAAAAGTGTTGGTATCGACATCATAAAAAAGCGATAGTATCTCTGTCTCAAGCGTAGAAAAAGGCTTAGACAAGCCACCACGGGGCGACAAAGACCGCTGAAATCCGACAAAAAGCAAATTTTGGCACTCTTGAAGCTCGTTTTGCGCTATCATATCGCCGTCAGACATGACATTTATACCGCCTGTGAAGTCATTAAAAGCTATCTGAGTAGCTTGGTGCTTGCTTGTACGGCGCATAAAATCACCTTCTTACTTATGATAAAGTACCAGCCACCACATTTAGCGTAGCATGGCTGCCAAGTGCCCTTGCGTACACGATACCGCTGCTTGCATACGTCTTAGCACACCCACCGTGCAAGACAAAGCCTGTATCTGCCTGGGCTGTATCACTTACTTCTATAGACTGACCGGGCATGACATAAAAGACACCACTACTCTCTGCTATCTTTGTAAAATCACTCGATAACTTATACTGTGACATAAAATACACCTCTTTTACACTAAAAAAGCACCTGCCAAGCGCAAGTGCATATTTTTTCTTTGTATCTACTTCATAAAGCTATAAAATAGCTTACATTGACATTTTACTACTATATATAGCCTAAAAACTTTTAAAGCTCAAAAAAAATTTAAAAAAAGACTTGACATTATGTACTCCTAGGAGTACAATTAAATCATCAAAAGGGAAACAGCCCAAGTGGTTTCCCGCTTATGCGGGAGAAAGGAAGGTTTACCATGACGAAGACTAATGAAATTAGAGACGCCATAGAATCCGTTTGGAGCAATGCTTCAAACGAAAGGAAGCAGGAAGCGCTTATTGTTGAGAGCACGGTTCTCGGCTATGAAGCCGATGAGGATAAAGTCATAGCCGACTTAACGAGCTACTTCACGGATTGCGTAAAGTGCGATGTCGTTGACGGCGTTATCGTGATTGACTGCGATGACCCAGCGTATTACGACATTGGTCAATCCATACTAAATATTGACCAGCTGATTAATTGCATCGGCTAATGTGTAGTAGTCCTGCTGGCTGGCGCTGGCAGGACGTTAATAAAGGAGGAAACTTAAAATGTATAAAATTAAAGATTGTGAGTTCAGCTCGATTGACGAGCTAATGGGCTCAGATATGACTACATCTCCCCGCTTTATAAGCGATGTTTGCGGATGTCTTTGGGAAGAAGCTACTGATAGAGAGCTGGACTTTCCTGATGATGACTGCTGGGACTTCGTAGCAGACTGTAACCCCTCTTGGGGCATGGGAAGGGAGTGACTACTGAATGGAAATAACCCCCGCCCGCTATCGGGCAAATAAAAAATACAGCTCGGCAAACTATGAGCAGCTGAATTGTAGCGTCCCCATTGGGGAGCGTGAAATCATCAAAGGCTTTGCGCAAGAGCACGGCTTGTCACTTGCTCAATACGTACGACAAGCCTGCTACGAAAAAGCTGGTCAAAAAGCACCAGCTATGAAAAAATAAAGTGTGGTTTCCCTCCCTTCACGGGGAGGGATTAAGGAGGTAATTAACATGAAAAAGCAGGAATTTGAAGTACGGGAAATCCACACTGATGGGCATGTGTCCTACTTCTGTTTTTTAGCCAAATCAATTAGGGGCGCTAAGATTTTGGCTAAAAAATACAGAGGTAGCCAAAATTCTGACTTGCAAGTCATGTGGCGTGACGTGCAAGTCGCAAGTATGTACTCCAATAAGTGGCAAGGGGGGCGTGATGATGAAATTGGTACTGAGGCGTATATAAAAGAGCGCCTTGGCAATGGCTTGCCTTGGTAATGGCGCAAGCAGTAAAAATAAAGAGAGGGCGAAAAGCCCTCTTTTTTTAATCTGCTGAGCCGTTAGTTGCGTGCTTGTTTATTTCTTCTGACCACGAAATAGTTACTTCATCATCATAAAATGAAGTATTAACATACACATCACCAATGGGTTCCGTGTGATAATACTTGCCTATGCTTATCAAATAGCATTGCCACCATGTATTTTCATCACCATTATCATTTACATCTGTTTCATACACGTCACCACAACCTACTGCGTAAGTTTTCCCCGGTGTCACTTTTACATAAACAGTATAATCTCTTTGTTGGTCTCCATAACTGGTTCCTACAATTTTCACCACTGTAACCCTAGCTGGCACTGTAAAGCTAGTTGTTACTTTTTTGCTTCCTGCTGGTACAGGTACATATCTCTGCCATACAACTACCCCGTCCAGCTTTACAGTCTGAACTTCCTTGCCGTTATACAAAATATTAGAAGGTCGTACCCCCCCCGAAAAGCAAATTTCCCATATTGTCCTCCTACTTAGTCCAATCTAAATGCTCGTGGTTACTTGTACTGTCATTGAAATTATGATTTTCAATTTCTCGACTACAATTTAAAGTCAACATTAATCCTACTGACGAATGTCTAGAACCACCATTAGGTCTCCAAGCATCTCCGGTTACATCAACGTGTATATTCTGCTTCGTTTCTTTATTTTCTAAAATTGATTTAATTAGAAAACATGTATCAGATGGAGAAGAAACAACACGTGATTGCATAAATATCCTTAATGGAAGTCCTTTTTTTATTTTTATGAACAGGTCTTTTCTGTAAATTATTGCCAAGGTTGCTCCGTTTCTGTCAATTTTTCTCCAGCAAGCATGAAGCACGGTATACTGACTGTTCGGCGTAAAATATTTTTCTCCACCAGTTGCACTACCCATATTACCAATGTCCCCGCCATCAGTTCGGGCTATATGAACAAATTCTTCTTGCTGTGGCAATAATTTTTCCCACACCGTCACCCCATTGTACTTAAGTGTCTGCACATCTTTCCCCTGATATGTAATACTAGTCGGGCGTTTACCGCCGTATAAAAAATTGCCCATGTTACCTCCTTAGTATTGACATTGTTAATATTTTAGGCATATAATCACCTTAAAGGAGATGATTTATTATGTCTACTGTAAGCACTAATATTAAACTTGACCCAGCTGTTAAACAGCAAGCACAAATTCTTTTTGATGACCTTGGAATGAATCTTAGCACTGCCGTAAATATCTTTTTGAAGCAAGCAATCAAAGAGCAAGCAATACCATTCCGCATTGGTGACGCATTTTATTCGCCAACCAATCAAGCTTATCTTGAAAAAGTAATACATGATATAGACAGTGGAAAGTCTGTTTTGAAAGAACATCAATTATTGGAGGATTGATATGCGATTGCTTTGGGACGACAGAGCATGGGAAGAATACTGTGCTTGGCAACAGGAAGATAAGAAAACGTTGAAACGTATCAATAATCTTCTAAAAGAAATTGCTCGTACTCCGTATCAAGGAACTGGCAAACCCGAACCACTAAAAAACAATATGTCAAAATGGTGGAGCAGACGTATTGACAGTTGTAATCGAATTGTTTATCGCCAATTCGATGAATCTACTATTCTTATTGCTTCCTGTAAAAATCATTATAATTGACCTTTAGCCGTGGCGTTATGCTACGGCTTTTTAAGTGCAAGTCGTTAGATTAAGCGTAGAGCCATCCCACGATGCTACCTTGACTATGCTTACTGGCTTAGACGATACATTTCCCCATGCTACTGCATTGGCACTGCCTGCGCTTTTAGCATGGTTGACACTGAAATTGCTTGGATTGTAGACATACTGATTTGCTCTGTCATTCCCGCCCCACATCCAAGTCGGCTGACCTTTTTGTCCTGACCAATGAAAAGTTATCGGATTATTAGTATTTCCGCCTTCCCGATTTTTCCTGCCGTATTCGCCGTGCTAGAGTTACCAGTACATGAACTTGCTGTTTTTGCATTGCCCGTACATGAAGCAGACGAGCCAGTTATATTAATTCCCCACGTACCAGTAGCCCTTGAGCCGTTTATTGCAGGATATGCGCTGTCATGATTATGACCTGACGGCGGATATGTACTTGGTTTTCCCGTTACACCCGCCCACGGTACACTGCTGGCACTAGACGCATTGCCATGAAGCGTAGCATTAATACCACCGCTAACGCTTATAGTGCCGTCGTCATTAGCTGTTATGCGGGCAGTATAGTCTGTAGTCTGCTTGTTAGTGCTATGAAAGTCAATGTATTTACCAACTTCCATAACACCACTGCCGTCTATTTTCGGAATCTTGTTCGTGATAGCTTGGCTGTCATTGCTCCCCGCTACAGTCAGACCACTTAATTTATTCGCTGAATCCGCAAGGGTAGCATGGTTATCTTCTTTCCAAGTCTTGTTGGCAACATCAGTAAGTGTGTACGTTTTGCCTAAATCTGTACGGTAGCACTTCATACCTACCTGCAAGTTAGCAGTTGGAAAAGCTGTACCACTGTTGTTACTCATAACTGTTTTAATCGAATCATTTATCGTTGTTCGGGAATTTTTTATGTTATCCTGCCCGTTAATTTCTTTGAATGACTGCATATTTTATCACCCTCTTAATAGCCTACGGCCTGCCAAGATATAGTGCCTGTAGTCCGTGTGTAGTCGTCTTTCAGAAGTTCCACTTCAAAATAGTAGCCTGCGTCGTCCTTGTCTATATCAGTGATGTTTGGCGTTATAGCTCCGTCCTTGGTATTTCCGCTATATAAAGCGACTGCTACCTCTGGTTTAGTGTAGTAGTGCTTGCTGAAATGAATCCTTGTTGCCTTGCTGGTATCAGCTATAGCCGTCTTGCCACGGTCAACAGTATCATCTATATCAACATGAATAACTGCGTCATAGACGGCAGGTTCTGCACCTGCTGAACCCGCTTCAATGCTTAATCTGACCAAGGCTTTTTGATACTCGTACTCACCGACTATGTACGGTATAAAGTGCTCATAGCCAGCGGGCTGATTGACCAAAATTTTAAAAGCGTCCATATCCATAGCACCTTTTTTGACTGCCACATCAGCAAGCACGCCGTCAGCTGCATGGAATTTTTTGTCTTTAGTATGAAATTCTTCCTGCTGTCTTTCGGTATAGTGAGTAGCATAACCCTCAGCAGCATTGACGTTCTCAGCAAATTCACGCTTCATATCGGCTATATGGCGCAAGTTTTCAAGAAAGTCTACATGTTCCCTGCTCCCCTGCTTCATATCCTGCCTGTGGTATTCTTTGATAGAAGTCTGTTCTTTCGCCTTCGTTTCAGCATGATTAGCATGAAACTCCATAGCCTTAACTGCTTCATCAAACCCTTTATGAAATTCTGCGTGCCTTAGTGCCTGGTCTTATCCGTGAGCTTGCCGAACACGTAG